GAGTAGAAGAAGTACCAAAACCAGCTACATTTGTAGAAGCAGTAAGTGCATTAAATGCAGGTAAACGTAAAAAACCTATGATTGGTTTGAATGCTTCTATACCAGACGGCGATCAAGTAACTGCAAGATTAGATATAGATGCATATACAGATTATGATGTATGGGTTCCTACTCTAACGCACCCTGAACTAAAAACAGTTTATAAACCTTCTGTTGTATTAAAAGATGTAAAGTTTATACAACCCGAAGGACGAGAGCCTAAAAAAGCTTTAGGCGTAGCTAAAGGTGGAGGTAAAGCACCTTTTGCTGTTATGTCAGGTAAGTATGTAGGTATTAAAGATGATGATGCTTTTGATCTGGCAAAAGAAGTGTTCGACTACCCTGAGTTTACACAAGTAGGTTATGATCCTACACGTAGAGGCTTTTTCTATGACAGGGAAACAGGAGAAGCAATAGTAGCGGCTGATATGGTAGTTCAGGTAGGACACCTAGTATTAGCACGTAATGCAAAAAAGATGGATGCGGAAGCATTCCCATTTAATGAGGGCGGCATGGCACTAGAAGAACAAATGATGATGAACTTTGGAGATGTACCTGACAATACTGTGGGTATAGATCCTGTATCAGGTAATGAGATACCTTTGGGTTCTACAGCAGAAAATGTAAGGGATGATATACCAGCGCAACTAAGCGAAGGTGAAATGGTTATACCTGCTGATGTAGTTAGGTTTTTTGGTGTAAAGTTTTTTGAAGATATACGTCAGGCAGCTAAGATAGGCTACGCTAAGATGGCAGAAGATGGACGCATAGGTGGAGAACCTATGGATATAGAAGATGAGTCTGGTCTAGGCTTAGAAATGGCTGACTTAGAAGTTATGGATGATGGCGCTCCTGTTGAAATGTACAGAGGCGGTACATCTATGAAAGACTACAAAGATGTAGGAAAAAATAGAGCTATAAAAGCTCCTAAACGTACTGCACCACGTAAGACACACGCAGAAATAATGGCTTCAGTTTTTAGGGATGATGATAATAACTCAAGCTCATCTAGTTCTAATTCTACTTCATCTAGTTCTAAGTCTACTTCATCTGGTTCTAAGTCTACTTCATCTGGTTCTAAGTCTTCTGATTTTTATTCTCCTGAAAATATTTCTAAAAGAGTTCAGGAGAGAAAAAACAAACCCAAAACAAAGGGAGAGGCATTTTACAGGGCGCTTACAGGTTACTTATTTGACAACGAGGATGATACACCTGACAATCGTAGAGTAAAACTATATGAAAAACCCCCAATGTCTGACGATGAAAGAAGATTTGGAACTATAGATGAACAAATAAACTTTGGAAATAACTTTGCAGACGATGAAAAAACTAAAAAAGAACCCCCTAAAGTAGAGCGTCCTAAAGTAGATAAGCGTACATCCACAGTTCAAGATTTACGAGCAGGTGAAGATCCTTTCTTTACTAAACTATATAAAAACTCAGGATTAGAAAAGCTATATGATAAACTAACTTTTGATGAAGGTGGTGACGTAGTACAAGAAGGTACAACTGGAGGTTTTGGTGAAGAGATACCATTGGCTGACACAGGTGTTATGGAAGCTCGTGAATATCAAAACAATGCAGGTCATGTAATAATTATTATGTTCTTAGACGGTGTACCTCTTCAAGAAATACCTGAAGGTTATTACCCTGTAGGTAGTGAGCCTATTGCTGTAGATCCCGGTGAAGAGACAGGTACTAGCAGTCAAGGCGGTGGACGTAGTGATGATGATGACGATGATGACGATGATAAAGCATCAGAACCTTTTAACTATAAAACACTTACTATAGACGAACTTACCACAGAAGTTAAAAACTTAAAAGCACCACCTCCTTTTGGCTTTGGCATACTTGGCTCTGTACTTTCTATGGCACAAAAAAGACACAATAAGAAAACAATAGAAGAAATAGATAGAAGACTGAAAGCAACAGATCTGCCAATATATGAAAGAGAGTACTTACAAAACCTAAAAGAAGTAGCTGAAGGACCAAAAGACAAAGGAATAGTTGGTAAGATTATTGATGACCTAACAGGAGAAGAAACAGAAAAGCCTGACTTACCTACGTTAGATGGTCCTAAGTATGACATGTTACCTGATAAATATGGTGTAATAGAAGGTTACACACCTGATATAGCAACACCAGATGCATCCACCTCATATCCATCATCATTAGGTCCTGAGATATTGAAGGAGATAGAGGAAGCATCTGCAGAAGCTGCTGCTAACGCCTTTAGTGGATACAAAGCTCCAGGAACAGAAGACGATGATGACGATGACGGTCCAACAATAAAGCCTACTAAACCTGCTTCTACACAAGTTGCACTTGACAATCAAAGTGCAGCAGATGCTGCTATGGGTAGACCAACAGATAGTAGTGATGACGATGATGATGACTCGCCTACTTTTAGACCACCTGCACCTGCCCCTAAACCATCGCCAATATATGACAATGAGGCAGCAGGTGATTATGATGATGACTCAACAGGTGTCCACAAAGGTGCATTAATGGACAAACCAAAAGTTAAAAAAGTAGTCAAGGGTTTGAAGAAAGCCTCTAAGACACACGCTAAACAAGCAGACCAATTAGAAGGAATGATGAAGAAGAAACCTAAGAAAAAATCCAAATAACTATAAGGCCACTCAGCTTCGGCTGACCCCAACATAAGGAGAAAACAAATGGCTGAAACATCAACTAGAACTTTGGCAGTTAAACCTGAAATACCAAAAGTTGTAATAGGTAGAAGTGGATACCTTTCTAATGAAGAACGAATTCAGAAAGAAGAAGCAGAACTACTAGCTCTGAAGAAAGAAGCACTGGGTATAACAGATGAAGAAAATACTGAAGATAAACCCAGTGGCGAAAAGCCTGAAGCTGAAACAGTACAGGCAGAGGGTGATACCAAACAAAAAGAAAAACCCAAAGCAGAAGCACAAAAAGATGACACTGAGCTAGGCGCTGAAGAGAAAAACTTTAAGAAGCGTTATGGTGATTTACGTAGACACTCACAGAAAAAAGAAGAAGAGTTCAATGCAAAACTAGAAGCATTACAAGCACAACTGGATAAAGCGGCAAAGCAAGAACTTGTATTACCAAAAAGTGATGAGGAGCTTGATGCTTGGTCTAAAAAGTATCCTGATGTAGCAGGTATTGTTGAGGCTATCGCTGACAAGAAGTCTAAGGCTACAGCTAAAGATCTTGAAGCACGTATGGCTGAGTTTGAAGAGTTACGTATTACTGCTAAACGAGAAAAAGCAGAAGCTGAGTTGTCTACTATACATCCTGACTTTGAGCAAATACGTTCAGATAATGATTTTCATAAATGGGCAGAAGAACAGCCTAAATGGGTACAGGATGCTTTGTATGAAAACATAGATGATGCAAAGTCTGTAGCACGTGTAATTGATCTTTATAAGACAGACAAAGGCATTAGTACTAAATCTAAAAGAGGTAACTCTTCAGATAGAGCAGCAGCAGCTTCTGTAAAAACAAAAGGTAGTAGTATACCTGACACAGATGATACTTCTAAGTATATACGTGAATCAGAGGTAGATGCTATGAGCATAAAAGAGTATGAAAAAAGACAAGAAGAAATACTAGACGCACAGCGTAACGGAAGATTTATTTACGATATGTCAAGAAAATAGTTGACAATCAAACTATTGTAGATAAAACTATAGCATATACACAACAATAAGTGTGTATGCTTTAATCAAGCACTAGCCACACAAAAGACTTACCCAAAATAATCGGCCCCTCATGGACTACCCGAAGACGTTGGCCTCTTCATGGTGGATATGTAGTGTTAATTCAACGCCATATCTATAAGGAGATTTTAACTATGGCTATTTCATCAGCAAGTGGGGGCTTTTCCAATAACTTTAGCCCCATTATGTACTCCAAACAGGCGCAGATCGCATTGCGAAAATCGTCTGTTGTAAGCGCAGTTACCAACAATACATACTTTGGTGACATCGCAAATCAAGGGGATGTTGTACGCATCCAAAAAGAACCAGACGTAACTGTTAATGCCCTACAGCGTCACACAAATCTAACTGTACAGAAGTTAGCAGACACTGACTTTTCATTAACCATTGACAAAGCTAACTACTTTGCTTTCAAAATGGATGACATTGAAGAGCAGTTCTCTCACGTTGATTTCGTAAGCCTAGCTGCAGACAAAGCAGCATACGAAATGGCTGACGCTATTGATGCTGACGTTCTATCTTACATGTCAGGTTACTCAGCAGCAGGTGCGTTAATTGTTTCAACTTCAGGTGACGCACAGCACCCAACAGCAGGTAACATTAACGGTGAGTTTTTGAAAGCTAACCAATTAGATGCTACTGACATGGGCGCACTAGGTTCAGCAGACGCTGCATCAACAGCATATGCTACTGGTGACTCAATTCCACTAGCAACACGTTTGCCCGGTGCAACTGCGTTATCATCAGCTACTATATCTCCATTGACAGTCATCGCACGTATGGCACGTACAATGGATACAGCTAATGTTGATTCACGTGGACGTTACATTATTGTTGATCCAGTATTCATGGAACTGCTAAAAGATGAAGATTCACGTCTTCTCAATGCAGACTTCGGTGGATCAGGTCTACAAAATGGATTGGTTGCAGGAAACATACATGGTTTCAAAATGTACGTTTCAAACAACTTACCTTCAAAAGGTAACGGTCCAACACATGCTGGCGCACTAGCGCAAGACGCACACTACGGTGTGATTTTAGCTGGTCAGGAAGAAGCTGTGGCCTCTGCAGAACAAATCAACAAAGTTGAAAACTACAGAGATCCAGACTCATTTGCAGACATTGTACGTGGTATGCACCTTTACGGACGTAAGATTCTACGCCCAGAAGCATTGGTGTCAGCTATCTACAACGTTGCTTAATCAAGTTAAACTTAGGGGCTGGC